TAGAGAAGGTCGCAACCGACGACCGTTGGTAGAAACCTAAGCAGGGTTCGACCTTACTTTGCACTATCCCTTTCGGCAGAGTAAGGTCGTTCACCTACTAACGGAGGTCACATGACTAAGACAGACATTCAAGACGCAATCAGATTCTTGGAGAAACAATACGTTGGAGTCGGCGAACAGGATCGGCTCTTTGAAGTAATCACATCACTCAAACAAGAACTAGAACGGAGAAGCAAGAAATGACCGGCGATACATACGCAATGAGCCAAGAGATAGTCGAGTTACAAACCCGAGTCGCAGAACTATCTGTCGCACTAGAACTCGTCACCCAGCAACGCGACGACGACCGCACCAACTGCGTCAGCCTTCACCAAGAACTAGAAGCCTGCAAAGTTCATCTGCGCGAAGCACACGCACTTGTCTCCCGACTCCGCGTCCACATCCAACAAGGCATCGAACTGTGATCAGCATCGGACTTGACACATACATCGTTTGTCAGTTATGGGACGGCGAAGTCCGACTTGACGCCGACCGTATCGCAGGATGCCGATGCGACCCAGACGCACCGTCTTGGATCGGCATAGAACCCAATGGCCGTGTACTGGCATTCAGCCAATCCAAATACGAGATCGTCAAAGAGAAATGACCGTACTCGTTGGCGACTGCCGTGAAGTGATGCAAACAATGGCAGACAACTCTGTTGACGCAATCGTCACCGACCCACCATACGAACTCGGGTTCATGGGCAAGTCGTGGGATTCGACCGGCGTTGCTTACGATGTGGCAGTTTGGCAAGAGTGTCTTCGAGTATTGAAACCAGGCGGTCATCTGCTCGCCTTTGGCGGTTCACGCACCTACCACCGCCTTGCTGTTGCGATAGAAGACGCAGGGTTTCAGATTCGTGACCAGATCATGTGGGTGTATGGGTCAGGGTTTCCGAAGTCGTTAAACATCAGCAAAGCAATGGACAAGGCTGCTGGTGTTGAGTTCAATGCCAAGCCTGCAAGCGGTGTTGGTTTCATGAACAACAACGATGACGGATACAACACAACCTTGAATCAGTTGGTTCAAGTTGGTGAATCTACGGCTGACGCTAAACAGTGGGAAGGTTGGGGAACAGCACTTAAACCTGCACACGAACCGATCGTGATGGCACGAAAACCGCTTGAGGGAACAGTAGCGAACAATGTTCTGACTTATGGTGTTGGTGGTATCAACATCGACGGATGCCGAGTTGATTACAACGGCGAAAAACCTTCAGGATGGTTTGATGAGAAGGAACGAACAAACGCTGGCTTCAAATTGACGGCAGGTTCATCCTCTGCCATCACGAGTGTTCCATCAACAGGTCGTTTTCCTGCGAACTTTATTCATGACGGTTCAGATGAAGTATTAGAACTATTCCCAGACAGCAAAGGTGGCGCATTCCCAAAGAAATCAAATGTTCCAACGGGTCGGCACTATGAAGGTGGCTGGGGTGCTGTTGATAACGGTGTGAGAACTGAGATGGGTGACGGTTCTGCTGCTCGTTTTTTTTATTGTGCGAAAGCCAGCAAGAAAGACCGCAACGAAGGTTTAGACGGATTCGCTGAGAAACGCCCTGATGAACGAACTACAACAGGAATGGGAACATTTGATGAGAAAGGTGTTGCCAAGCAAGCCAACCACCACCCAACAGTCAAGCCAACAGACCTCATGCGCTACCTGTGCCGACTGATAACACCACCGAACGGCACAGTCCTTGACCCGTTCACAGGTTCAGGTTCAACAGGTAAAGCCGCAACATTAGAAAACTTCAACTTCATCGGCATAGAACAATCAGCCGAATACGCTGAAATCGCTAACGCACGAATCAACCACTCGAAGGAAAACAAATGACTGGCGAGAACATTCTGCTCGAAGCACACGCAACGATCACAGGTCCACGCAATGCCAGTTACGGCCCAGTCACCGAAGACTACGCCAAAGTCATTGAGATCTTCGCTGGGCTGACAGGCATCCGACTATCTATGTCCGATGCGCTGCTGTTCATGGTGTCGGTAAAGATGGCACGACTCCGCACTAACCTTGAGAAGAATCGTCTGCACCACGACAGCCTGCTCGACGCTCTCGGCTACCTGGCACTCTTAAATCAAGCCTACGAAGAACTCCCATTCCCGCAGACCGTCGCAGAACGATGAAAGCAATCGTTAAAGATTCAAGCGCAGATAGTTCAATGGAAGAATTATCGTTATTCCAAACGATAGATGACGGTTCAATTCCGATCTCTGCGCTCCATTTAATTGTGGAACAGATAGATGTTCACACAGCTTGCCGTCTGAACGGTGTTTGGCATAGCCGACTGCCATTCATTCATTGGTCAAATGTCGTGAGAAATCGCCACTACATCTGTTATGGAGCAAGATATAACAATGACGAACTTTATGCTGTCGCAATTTGGTCAAGTCCAGTGGCTGCAAATCGCATGAAAAACAGTAACAAGATTTTAGAACTGAGAAGATTCGCTATAAAAGACAACGCACCAGTTAATACAGGATCTCGACTTCTTTCAATTATGCGCAAAAAAATTAAACACGACATACCAGAAATTGAACTTCTAATCTCTTATCAAGATGAAGAATCCCATAAAGGCACGATTTACAAAGCGGCAGGTTGGCAACCGACCGTGTCCAGCAACGGGATATCGTGGACGACAAGCAAACGAAAAAGAAATCTTGAACAAACTCAAGCCAAGAAAATTAGATGGGAGATGTCGTTTTGAAAGCCACACTCTGCTCCTGTGTCCGCAAACGGGTCCTGCCGGTCAAGCCGTACTGCGGTGAGAAACTAGACGACGACGATGAGTGAGCATCAGGACCCGATTGACGACCGCATCAAATACTTTATTGAATCCGAAGTTGACGCCGACAATGTATGCACCTCCTATGTGCTGGTCGCAACGATCCAAAACTATGTGACAACGGAACAAAAATTCTTCACCATATGCCCGCCCGAGCAGGTCACATCAACTACTATCGGTCTTCTCGAATCAGCATCCGCTGCCGAGAAACTACGGATAGCAAGACAGCTACTCGAAGACGATTAGGAAATAGGAGACCTGCACATGAATAACAAAGAAAAACAACTACTCATCCAAATGCAAAACGAATTGCAGAACGAACGACAATGCTGCGACCTGCTAGCAGACGCACTAATCCAAGGCGGACTGGATCGGTCATTCGAAGCGTTAACATTCCACGAGTTACTACGCAACGGCATCATGTACCCAGGTATCAAAGTCGGTGACTCACCAGAATCAAAACCGAAGAAGCGCAAACGGTCAGGTCATCCGTCAACCAGATGGCAACGACCCGACAAAGACGACAAAGACTTCTGGACAGGATTTGACGAGTGACCACGCAATGGCTCAAATTAGGCGTTTTGTGAGGGTTAAAAGAATCTTGCCAAATGACTTGCATTTGTCATACAGACCTACTACATTGTCATACATGGAGGACAAAGGACTTATGAAAATTAAAGTAACAGATTATTCAAACGGGACACACGAGTTCCACGCAGTTGATTGTAATCATAAAAAAACAATTCATTCGGGCAACGGTGATTCTTTTTTCAAAGAGTTTGATGCTTCAAACAAAAAAGAATTGATGCACCAGATTGACCTTTGGTTTAATCAAGATTTTGCTCACAGCAATGGAATGACTCCAGAGGAATATGTTGCTGCAGGCGAAGGTTACAAGTGTTCAACAGAAAGTGGTGATGAATTGCATCTGTTCCCTTGCGTAAAGTTCTAACCAAAGTTCAAGAGGAGGATTTACCAATGAAAACCTATCCGATGCTGTCGTTCCGATGCGACGACAAACTACTCAAACAAATCCGCAATGAAGCGAAACGGCGTGACATGAACACAAGCGAGTTCATCAAAGAAGCCGTCACCTTCCACCTACAAAACATCGCCGAAATCAGAACGATGCAACCACAATGACATCGCATGAACAACACTTCAAACGAGACGCCTGGCTATCAGGCAGACATCGGACGTGGGGATACAACGCACCAGCGATGGACATCGACTTCCTACTAGTCGAATACGACAACTGCGTACCCAAAGCAATCATCGACTACAAACACGAACACGCCACAATAGACCTCACCAATGTCGGTGCGAAAACTTTGTGCAACCTAGGCAACATGGCGGAGATACCAGCGTTCATGGTGCAGTACGGTCACTCGAATCAGGACGGATGGTGGGGTGAAGTCGCCGACGACTCCAACCCATGGTTTGTGATCTGGCCGCTCAACGAACACGCCAGCCGATTCATGTTCACCTACCAGTTCAAATAATCCGAACAGATAGACGAAGTCGCGTTCGTCGAGTTCCTCTACCAGTTACGCGGCCGAAAAATACCTGCCGACATACTCAACACCATTCTCAAACAGCTGTGATATGTCCCGCCAATTCAATATCTTTGATCCGACGACCGCCGATTACGCGGTCCAACTAATTGACTCAAAAGAAACTTACGGCTATCTCCGCGACATCCACTACGCACATCGAATCCCATCAATCAGTTACGCCTACGGACTATTCAAAGATCAAGAAATTGTCGGAGTGGTTACTTACGGGACACCAGCAAGTTCAACCCTATGCAAAGGCATCTGCGGAGATGACTGGCAAAAGTATGTCCTAGAACTCAATCGACTTGTTCTTGAATACAATTTACCAAACGAGGCAAGCCGACTGGTTGCCGCTTCGCTTCGACTATTGCCAAAACCAAGAATCATTGTGTCATTCGCAGACACAGCGCAGAATCACTTAGGGATTGTTTATCAGGCAACAAACTTTATCTACACAGGACTTTCAACAAAGTTCCGTGATGTCAAGGTACGCGGACTAGAACACCAACATCATGCAACATATGGACATGGATTGAGTTACAAAGAAATCAAAGAAAAATATGGTGAAGACAATGTGTACTTCGTGGATAGATCTAGAAAACATAGATACATCACATTCATCGGCAACCGAAAAGAAAAACAAACAATGAGATCAGCGTTGAAATATGAAGTTATGCCATACCCAACTCGAACCGAATAGACTTACGAAACCTAAGGAGAATCATGAATGTGTTAGATACTGCACTGGCATACGCGCACAAAGGTCTACGAGTCATCCCAATCAAACAAGGCGGGAAATATCCGCCGATCGAAGGTTGGCAGAACGCAGCCACATCCGACCCAACACAAATCCGACAATGGTTCACGGGTGCGTTCAAAGACTGCGGACTCGGAATCGCCACAGGCAAGTTCGCTGACAAATACATTGTCGTCGTAGACGTGGACGACCGTGAAGAATACCGTGGCTCCGACACCCTCTACGACCTAGAACAACTACACGGCAAACTCCCAGACACACTCGAAGCCGTAACAGGATCAGGCGGACGACACCTCTACTTCTTCACCGACCAACCCATCCACAACGAAGCATCAGGCAAACTCGGCCAAGGCATAGACATCCGTGGCATCGGCGGACAAGTCCTAGCACCACCAACAATCCACCCGAACGGCAAACCATACCAATGGCTCAACGGCCACAGCATCGAAGAACGCAAACCAGCAGACATGCCCTTATGGATGGTGTTACTACTCACAGCCAAACCCGAACCCACCACCGCACCCACGACACCAGCGTCGCTGTCACCGCTCTTACAAGACGAAGAAGGACCAGCCTCGCGCTACTGCGCCGCAACAACCTGGCACGACCTACTAAGGCAAGACGGATGGACACTCGCCCACACCGACCAGACAGGCGAATCACACTGGGTACGACCAGGCAAAGACATTAGCGAAGGCACATCAGCCACAACAGGATGGCAAGGCAAAGACATCCTCAAAGTATTCACAACCAGCATCACCAACCTCCCAGCCGGTGCATACACCCGATTCGGATACACCGCATCCATGCACCACCAAGGCGACCGATCACTGTTCGCAAAGAAACTTCTACAAGACACACGGTCACTTCAACCAGTAGAACAACCACGCATCACCGACAACATCCTCATCAACTGGCAAGACTTCTGGCAACAAACATTCCCAGAAGAAGACTGGCTCATCGAACCAATCATCCCACGCAACCAGCTCGTCGTCATCTTTGCACCAGGCGGAACAGGTAAATCACTGTTGGCTCTCTACATCGCAGCAGGACTCGCCACAGGTCGCAACATGTTCGGACGCGACCACGACCCAGTGAACATCCTTTACATGGACTACGAGATGCAACAAGCCCAACTCTACGAACGACTCACAGCCATGGGCTACAGCAAAGACACCGACCTGTCACGTTTGCATTACGCATCACTCCCACCAATCGGATCACTCGACAAACCAGAAGGAGCCAAACAGATCTGCGACCTAGCCCGCACATGCCAAGCCGAACTCGTAATCATCGACACCTTCTCACGCGCAGTCGAAGGAGCAGAGAACGACGCAGACACAGTCAGAGACTTCTACCGATGGACAGCACTCAACCTCAAACAAGAAGGACGATCACTACTAAGAATCGACCATGCCGGCAAAGACATCAAAAAAGGCGCACGAGGCACCAGCGCAAAGAACGATGACGTAGACCTAGTCTGGGCAATGACCCGAGCAGGCGACGATGTCCGCCTAGCACCAATCAAGAAACGCCACACATGGATCACACCAATAGATCTCAAAGTAACCAAAGACAACGAGATGTTCATGCAAGACATCAAAGGCGGCCCACGCAACGAGAAGGTCATAGAGATCATCACCAAACACAACATCGACATCCATGTCGGCACCAAGAAGTTCTGGGACACAATCAAGCCACACGTCGAGACAGAGACAGGCCGAGTCAGCCAAAAAGAATGCTGGAGAGTCCAAGCACAACTCATCAAAGAACACGAACAAAACGCCGAACGAGCAGGCCTAATTGGCTACACGCAAGAGGACTTCTAAAACCATGCTTGCTTGTTGCTTGTTGCCAATCACAAGCAAGCACACGCTGCGTGTAAACACCCACCAAACCCATAGCCCATATGAACCCACCCAACAAGCAAAGCACAAGCAACGCTCAACCGAGTCACTTGCTTGTACTGTCGCGCTAACGTAGTTAGCGACAGCAAGCAGACCACGCACCATGCCCATCTCCAGACCATGTCTAACCTGTCGGCAACTCACCACCAACCCACGCCGATGCCCAGACTGCCAGACCACATACAACCGACTTCATCCCAAGCCCAAGCGACCGCACTACTCAGGTGACTACCAAGCACGAGCGAAGGCTGTGCGCGACTCCGCTCAGTATTGTTGGATCTGTCTCGAAGGCGCACGAGTCGACGACCCGTGGACCGCTGACCATGTGATACCTGGTGACGTGGACTCACCACTTCTTCCCGCGCATCGCAGTTGCAACTCTCGACGCGGCGACGCGAAGTAGACGCCGGCACATCTGGAGGGTGGGTGTTTACACGCAGCGTGTGCTTGCTTGTGATGGGCAACAAGCAACAAGCAAGCATGGTTTTAGAAGTCCTCTTGCGTGTAGCCAATTAGGCCTGCTCGTTCGGTGTTTTGTTCGTGTTCTTTGATGAGTTGTGCTTGGACTCTCCAGCATTCTTTTTGGCTGACTCGGCCTGTCTCGGTCTCGACATGTGGCTTGATTGTGTCCCAGAACTTCTTAGTGCCGACATGGATGTCGATGTTGTGTTTGGTA